GGATTAGGTGCTTACGATATTCTCGATATGTTAGGACTGCATGACTAATAGCAATTTACGCATTGATGATGATAGATGGAAGAAGTATGCCCAAGCGATAAGCAAGGGTCACTCACAAAGAACTGCTGCGAAGTTAGCTGGCATCTCCCACGCATCTGTTATGCGTCAGTCCAAAGTTCCTACCTCTCGCATGAACAAAGTGCTAGGGGATTTTGGATTTGAAAAAGCTGGAATCCTTGACCCTGACAAAGTAAAGGGCGATGCACAACGCGCACTTGAGGACTTTGGATATTTCCGTGAGCGATACTTTGCTCGTTCCACTTCTCCTTGGGCTGAAGAAGCCGCCTACAAAATGCTTGAACTCATTAACTCACCGCACAAAGAATATGTTGTGGTCAACTGCCCACCTGGTGTTGGTAAGTCAACATTCTTTACCCACGATTTACCAGTATGGCTTGCGGTAAAAGACCGTTCCTTGCGTACCTTGATTGGATCTAGAACAGCAGGACAGGCAACCAAATACACAGGTCGTATTCGTAGAACATTTGAACGCCAAACTCCGATGAAAGCAGATGATGCTCTTGTCGAACGCGGTCTTGCTAAGGATGCAGTCTCAACTCTCATTACTGACTACGGCAGATTCAAGCCAGCGAGTGCTGACCTATGGCGTATGGAAGAATTCGTACTTGCCCAAGAAGGCAACGTTGCTATTGACGACAAGGAAGCATCTTTTGCAGCCTTCGGTATGGACTCAGGTTTCCTTGGTGGTCGTTATGACCTCAACATTTGGGATGACCTTGTAGATAAAACAAATACTCGCACCGCAGAGTCTAAAGAGAACTTGATTAACTGGTGGGAAACAGAAGCCGAGACTCGTCTTGAGCCAGGTGGCTTGCTTATTCTCAATGGTCAGAGACTTGCAGCTGATGATTTGTACCGCTACGCACTTAACCTTGTGGACTGGACAGAAGAATTTGAAGAACAGCCAGAAAAGGCTCCTAAGAAGTACCACCACATTTTGTATAAGGCGCACTATGATGATTTGTGCGATGTAGATAAAACTAATGGCGCTCATAAGGGTAACTACCCTAACGGTTGTTTGCTTGATGATTACCGTTTGCCTTGGCGCGAACTTGCCCGTGTCAAAAAAAATCGCTTAGACAGATTCCAAACAGTTTACCAACAGGAAGATGTTGATAAAGAAGCCAGTTTGATTCAGCCAGAATGGATTGACGGGGGAATTGATTCTTCGGGTATTGCTCATACAGGATGTTGGGATACAGAACGCAACGCCGGTAAATGGCCAGCAGGGATTGATGCGTTTTCAGTAGTAACTGCTGACCCATCGCCTACAAAGTATTGGGCTGTTCAATGGTGGGCATACTCAGCTGAGACACAGATGCAACACCTTGTTGACCTTGTGCGCTCGCCTATGGATGCTCCTGACTTCTTGGATTATAACCAAGACCGCCGTGTCTATACAGGACTTCTTGAGGAATGGTGGCAGAGGGCTAATGACCAAGGACACCCATTCACCCATCTCATCGTAGAAGCCAACGCAGCACAACGCTTCATGCTCCAATATGACCACTTCAAAAGGTGGGCAGCGATTCGCAATGTCAATCTCATCCCCCATCAGACCAACCGCAACAAGGCAGATGAAGAATATGGCGTTCAGACCCTAGCCCCACATTACAAGGCTGGTCGAGTCCGGCTTCCTGGCAATGAATACACGGGATCTAAAGCAATGATTAAACCAATGGTAAAAGAACTGACTCAATGGCCAGAAGGAAATACTGACGATACGGTGATGGCGCATTGGTTCTTGATTTGGAACGCACCGAATTTGTTCCATGCAGGAATGGGCAAAGCCCCAACTTTTGCTAGACCATCATGGATGCAAGAACGCGGTATGCGCTGGAGTAAGCACTAGCCTATTTGTCCGTTTTGCGTGGTATTCTTTGCGTAAGTTATTACTGCCCACTTAGGAGCATCACATGGCAAAAACAGAAACATTTAAGACCAAAGCAGCAATGAAACTCCATGAAAACAAAGAAGGCAAGAAGATTGTTGAAATGGAAAAGAAGATGGGCGAGAAAGATGTTGTCGCCAAGGTTAAATCTTCTATGAAAAATAAGTCTGCTGGCAAAAAAGTCAACAAGACAGTCTAACCAATGAAGAAACAGACCGCTTCTGCGAAGAAGGTTGCTAAGGTCATGGGTGAATACGGCGCTGGCAAACTTCATTCTGGATCAAAAACTGGTCCGGTTGTTAAGTCACGCAAGCAAGCCATTGCTATTTCGTTATCAGAGGCTAAAAAGAAAAAAGGAAAATAATGCTCGGACCATCCATTGAAGAAATTGCTGCGATTCTCCACGAACGGCAAGCCAAGCAAGGTCCAATGATTGACCAGATGCGCCAACTGCGCGACACCTACAATGGTGATTTGGTTATTCCGCTACCTGAGATGGATCGTCGTGAGAAGTCTGCTGTTGCAAACCTGATTACTACAGGTCTTGACCAAACAGCAATGCGTATTGCTTCAACGATGCCAAGTGTTTATTACCCTGCACTTGAAGATGGAGTTCGCTCATCTGAGAAGCGAGCAACAACTCGTAAGAGAGCAACACTCGGTTGGTGGGAAGCCAACAAGATGCCATTGAAGATGCGCCGTCGTTCACGTTGGCTTATTGGATATGGAACTTCTCCTGTTGTCTTGCGCCCTGATACAAAGTGGGGCGCTGCTCGTTGGGATGTTCGTGACCCGCTATCTACATTCCCATCAGTCGGCGAAGATCCAGATGATATTACTCCTAGCGATTGTATCTTTACATACTCTCGCTCCCGCGCATGGTTAGCACAACATTACCCTGATGCAAACTCTCGTTTGCAAGCTAAGGCAAACAATCCAAAGCCTAGCGATATTATTCAAATTACTGAATATACAGATGCAGAAGTAACAGTTCTTATGGCTTCTTCAGAACAGAAGTTAAGCCAATGGGAAGGTCCTATTCGTGGCGTTCCTCATGTTGAACTAGAGCGCATTTCAAACAAGACAGGTCTATGCCTAGTCGTTATGCCTAAGCGCATTACCCTTGACCGTCAGATGGGTCAATTCGATTCACTTGTTGGAATGTATCAACTGCAATCGAAGTTAATGGCACTTGAAGTTATTGCAGTAGAGCGCGGAATCTTCCCAGACACTTACCTTGTCTCACGCCCAGGAGAAACAGCACGATTTGTTGCTGGTCCTTTTGATGGTCGTTCAGGTCAGGTTAACGTTGTTCAAGGTGGAGATATTCGTGAGATGGCAGCCAACCCTGGCTTTGCCACAAACGGAATGATGGACAGAATCGAACGCGCACAGAGAATCCAATCAGGAACTCCAGCTGAGTTTGGTGGAGAATCCACAACTAACGTGCGTACAGGAAAGCGTGGAGATGCAATCTTGTCTGCCGTTGTTGATTTTCCAATTCAAGAAGCACAAGAAATCTTTGCAGCATCGTTGCAAGAGGAAAACAAGCGAGCAATCGCTATTGCTAAAACTTATTTTGGTAATGAACGCAAGTCATTCTATGTTTCAAGTCGTGGAGCGCAAGGTCACGTTGACTACATTCCAAACAAAGACTTTGAAGATGATAATAACGTCGTTACTTATTCTCATTCAGGCGCAGATGCAAACTCACTTGTTGTTGGTTTAGGTCAGCGTATCGGTATCGGAATCATGTCCAAGCAAACAGCGCAGGAAATTGATCCGTTTATCTCAGACCCAGAACTAGAGAAAGACAGAGTTATCGGTGAAGGACTTGAGCAAGCACTCCTACAATCCATTCAAGCACAAGCACAGCAAGGTGCTATTCCCCCTGCTGATGTGGCTGCTATTGTGGCAATGGTCTCGTCTGATAAGGCAACGCTGGCTGAAGCCATAACCAAAGTTCATGAAGCTGCACAGAAGCGTCAGGCAACTCCTGCACCAGCCGGAGCGCCAGAGACAATGCCAGGACTCGGCGCACCAGGAATGGGAGCAGAGCAACCAGCACAAGGCGCACCAGCACCACAAGATGTCGGTTCATTCCTAGCATCATTGGGCGGTGGTAAGTAATGCCTAGAGGTGGAGCGCGTAAAGGTACGCCAGGAAAGGCATATCAAAATCGCACAGATATGCGTGGGGCAAATGTTGTTTCAGCGCAACCTGCTAACACGGGAGCGAAACTTCCTGTAGCAACTGCATCAGGTCAGCCATACGGCGCTGCAACCGTTCAGAAGAACGCACAACAGACTGTTGCTATGGCAGGAACTCAAACTCCTACACCACAACCAATTCAAAGTGGCGCACCAACTACTCCAGTTAATCCTTTAACCGGAGTTACTCCATTAACACAACCAACAACTCATGGGCTTCCTATCACTCATGGAATTGCGGCTGGAGCTGGAGCAGGTCCAGAAGCAATGATGCAAACAATTCAAACTAATCCAGCACAACAGGCTCTTGCCCAACTTAATTCACTTGGAAGTAATGTTTCCCCACAAGTGGCTTATATCCGTAATTATCTTGCTATGCAAGCAGAAAACCAAGGTCCTCAATAATGTCGTCTGGAATGACTCCTTCTTTTTCTCAAAACCCAAGTGCACCAGCATTGGCGCAATTTATTGATGCTGCACACGCAAAACAATTTGGGAATATAGATCCAAATGTTATTGCAACCATTGGTCAATCCATGGGCAGTAACCCTGGATCAGATGCAGCACTTGCTGCTGTTCAACAAGGATATTCAATTCCAAACAAAACTTCTCAGTATCTTTATGAGCAGTCAGCAATGAGTCCACAACAAACAACTAAAAAAGTTATTCAAGACCATGTTACTAATACGGGATTGCAAATAGTCCCAACTCAAAAAATTAAAGATTTACAAAACGAACTTCATAAATCAGGGTTTGGATTAACACTTCCTAATGATGGGGCTTGGAGTCCTGACTGGAACAATGTTCTTTATCAGCACACTCAGGCACAACAACAGAAACAAGGTGTTGGAACATTTAGTGCGCGTGGAGTTTTTAATACGATATTTGGTGAATCATGGTTAAGCCATGCAATTCCACTTGTAGCAAGTGTTATCAAATCAATCCCAGGAGATGTACTTAAAGGTTTGGGTGATGGATTAAAACTATCTACTGATGCAGAACAAGCAATTAATCATTTCATAACCAATGGTAAAGATGTTGGAACTAAGGCTTTGGGTTATGGAATCGCTAATGAAATTTCTAATCTTGGTCACAAAATTGAAGGACAGAAACCTTTAACAGATGCTCAATTTGCAGAACAAGGCAACTGGCATAGTTTGTTACAAATCGGTAATGCACTTCTTACAATTTCTACTGTTGGCAAATTAGCAGAAGGCACCATTGCTAGCGTTAAGGGTGGTATTGCTGCCGGAGAAGCAGCTGGCGCTACAAGCAAGGCTGGCGCTCTTGTTAAAGATACAGGATTACAAACTCATAAAGGTATTACTAATTGGATTATGAATTCTGTACTTCCACAAACAGAAGCAGGTAATCGCATTGCATTTACTAATTGGCTTCATAATGTTCCAGCAGCGCAAGGTCTTGTTGCGGGATTAGATAAAGTTGCTACTGAAGGAATGGATGTTTACAAGACAACACAGAAAATTGCAGCAACTCCATATCGTTTACCTATAGTTGGCATTGCAGGAAAACTAGCAGTAAACACTTCTGTTGCTGGAATGAAACTTGGTATTCAAGGGCATGAAGAAAATTGGCTTGGTGATCCAAATGGTTCAGCAGCAATTTCTCTTGACCACTTAAAACCTATTTCTGGTATTGCTGGTCACGCGCTTGATGCGCTTCAACTTATTGCACACGGACCTTCTTATGATGCAAGTGGACCTTCTTTCGCTATTGGGGAAAAAGTAACAAATGCCCATGCACAACTTTCTGATGCACTTAATAGCCTTGGAATTATTTCTGATTATGAGCGCGGCACGGGAGCAAACTTCCTTGAAGAAGTAAATGCTTTGAAGAAAGCTGGAGTTACAGACCCAGTAGCAGTACGCCAGCAACAAATATCTACTCAGTATATGAATATGGCTGCTGCCCATTCTGCTCAAACCGTTACAGATAATGCCATTGCAAAGGGCATAGTTGATGGAAGCAACGCTGACCAGCGTTTAAGATATTTACAAAATGCTCAAACAACTATTCGTAATAATCCTGATTTGATGAAACAAGCGTTAGAAACATATTACGCAAAGCCACAAGCATTTGCTATTGATTTGGAACACCAAATGCAACTTGCTAGTGAAGATGCTAGAACTGCTGCAAGTCATGGTCAAGTTAATTTAACCAAAGCGCAAATTCTTTTCAAAGACCATTTTTTGCCTAACCTTGAAAAATTAAATACTCCAGATAGCATGGCTCAAGAAGCATTAAGAGAAAAACTTTCTACTGGACAAACCGTAGAACCATGGGAACTTCCAAATGTGCCATGGAGTGTTGGGGCAAAGACAAACATTGAGGAACTACCTTCTCAGTTGATGGGACCAACAGAAGTCAAAGCAGCAGCAGAAGAAGCGGCAGCACCTTTGGCGAAAGAACAGCGCACTCGCATAATGGCTTTATTGAAAGATAAGGGCATTACAGATCGTACTGCTCGCCTAGAATATCTTACAAAATTCTTGGGCAAAGATATTAAATCAACCAATGAATTGACAAATGGTGAAGCAACAAGACTTATTCAAAGCCTTAAACCACAAGTGCAGACAATTCGCACTGCTCAATCAGCATCGTTATCAGATGCTCCTATTACAAAAAACTTTGGTCTTTCAAGAATTGAATCTCTCCATGCGCCTCAAGTACAAGCATTGGCTACAAAATACTTTGCTGAACTTGAAAAAGTAAAGCCAGGATTCAAAGCACCTGAAACACTTGATAATCTCGAGGCTTCAAATGGTGGAGATTTCGGGGCTAACTCACAAGCATATAAACTTCCTAAAACCTTTATGCCATCTATGGCTACTCAAGGGGAACTTGCTTTACGCTCAAAAGTATTAACTCAACTTGGTCAAGAACTTGGAAGAAATGTTCGTGATTTGAGTTATGTTCCAACAGAGGACCTTATTAAATTAACAGTAGAAAAATCTCATTGGCTTCCGGCTGATGTTCATTTACCCGCTGATGGTTCATTAGATGCAGCAAATGCTGCTCTCAATAAACTTGGCTATAAACTTAATTACGGAACAGATGTTGGTCACAACTGGACAGACCCAACTTTGGCACAAGATATGCTTGGAGAAAGTCGTGTTGCTTTTCAAAAGGCAGCAGATAACCTTGGTTTGAACATGGCTCAAGTTGACCCAACATTGGGAACACAAGCTGGTAAAATTGCTGCAAATAAAACAGTTCAAGAAGAAATTGTTAAAATTTCATCTAAGCCAAATAATCTTCCATCTTGGGCTACTGGATCACGGTTAATTGCTTATGCTCAAGATATTATTAAACCAACTATTAGTCCTATGGCTTCTGCTTATACAAGCCTTATGGCAAACCGTATTGTTGGTAATGTAGCCAGCCTTCGTATAAAAGTTGGAAGTCCATTAAGTAAAGAATTAAACAAAATAATTGGAACTACAGTTCATAATTTAGACGGTTCAGAATGGACAATCGCTAATAGAAGTCAAGCTGTTGAATATTATAAGTCAACTATCGCTGCAACTAATACACCTCAGACTTGGCTTAAAAAAGACTTTATGGAAGCAATGACTTCCAAGGGTGATGAAAATGGATTTATTAAAAACAATAAAGGATTTGAAACAGAAGCACTTGGTTTAAGCACAAAAGAAGCAAGTGACCTTTGGTATGCCATGCAAAAAGGATTGCGTTCAACCCCTCATTATGTTAATGGAATCAATCCTCTTAGTCGCTTAATGAATAGCAGTTTTGGACTTGCCAATGTTCCACTTGCTATCAACGGTCATAGAATCCTTAATGTAACTGGTGGAATTCAATCAACACTTGTAAACCTTCGTTATTCATATTCTCCAATTCAGTCATGGCTTCGTGTCGCTAAATCTGCCGTCAAGGGCGTTAATGAATCAATGCCAATTAGTTACAACCCTGCTTCTTCCTTAAAAGAACTTGGCGCTAAGGTTGAAAATGCAGCCTATGATCTAACAGATAAAATTTATGGAGTAGATAAGAACGCTCAAGAAGTTGCAGACTTTACTAACAAAGAATTTAATGCCCAAGACCTTGCCAACATTTATAACCCACGCGCAACTCTTGCTCGCACAGTTCACTATGTAGCGCAGAACATGAAAGAGGAAGGCAAGAACATTTCCTCTGCTGCTGGTGAAGCCGAACTCAAGGCTCGCGTAGATGCAATCAATAACTATGGAAATCGTACTGCTGCTGAAAAGTCTGTTAACGCCTTCTTTTTCCCATTTTCATTTGAAAAGACAGTTATCCGCGAATTGGGTGGGGCGCTTTTAGATAACCCTTCACTTCGTATGATGACTGCTGCTGCTATTGCTGCATACAATTCAAGTGATGGTCAAAAGACTAAGGCTTGGATGGAAGCAAATCTTCCACTATTCAAAGAAGCAGAGAAGTTGAATCCGTTTTATCATGGAGTTGGACCTGGCGGTTTTGGTGGAATTAACAAAACTCCATTCTCTATCGCAGAACAACTGCTCTACGGAAACAAGGCACCAAGTAGCCTTGATGGTGTTTCCGATACAGACAAATTATCTCTTTTTGTTCATATGCTTATGCCTAAGCCAATTACGACCAAAGACTCAGCTGTAGCAGCCCTTGCTCTAGTTCCAGCCCTAAAAGATTTATCTACAAATGTTATTGGATTTAATCCTTCATCAGCAGGACCCGTAAATTGGGGTGGCGCACTTAAAGATTCAGCCAAGACTCTTTGGTGGGAAGCAGGAAGCGCGATAACTAAATTATCCCGTGGGCAGATAACAGGTCATGCCAATACTGATAATTGGCAAAGCCAAGGGCATCTTCCTTATCAAGAGCAACAAACCAAGGCTTGGGATTTGCGTTCCAAATTAGTTACTTTTGCCGCTAGCCCACTTGATGCCAATAGTCATGGTGGTAACTTTGTATGGCCAGATAACTTCCCTAAAGGATTCGCTGGAACTAAAGTAGATATGACCAGCATCAACAACATAGTCCATCATGTTTATCCAGCCTATGATCCAGCAAAGGCTTTCACAGCAGTAGCCGTCAAGCAGACTGCCATTACTGAAGAACGCGTTGCCATTGCTGCCCATAACTCACAAGCGTTGCTTGATTACTATAATGGCTTTGTTAAGCAGAGCGATAAGATTCAAGGGTACATTCAAAAGAACGCACATTCACCTAAATTCGATGCGAGTATCCTTGCTCCTTATATGGATGAGTTGCGTCAAGCAGCCGCTAAACTATCTGCTCGGGATGTTAACTTTCCATTGTTTTACCAAAAGTATTACGCTTCTAAATATGGTCCATTGAAAGGATTATGATGGCTACAAAAGGCACACCTGATGCTGCGTTAAGCGGTGGATTTACACAACTACCAGGAAGTTCAAGTGGCGACCCTACTGGTTGGGCTACTGCTCAAAAGGCAAACATTGATACAACAGGTATGGGTATTCCTGGAATGACTGGTTATCAAACGGGCGCACAAATTTTCGCTGCTATTGAATCTATGGCAAAAACAAATTCGGATCAAGGCAAAGTATGGGGAAAGTTTCGCCCAGTTGTTGCTGCTGGTCAAAAGTATTCAAGCAAAGACGCGGCAGTTAATTGGTCAACAAAAGATGTAACTGCGGTTAAAAATTATTTAACAAATGTTAATAACTACAATACAGTAAATCCTTCTAATCCAGTTAGCCTTGCTGGTTATGTAAACCTTGATGTTAGTTCACATAAATCTGGTGGTTTAAGTCTTTCTTCCTCAACCAGTACAAAGACTACAACTCCAGTAGTCAACGTTCCTGCCCAAGCAGACCTTACAGCAGCAGCGCAAACAGCATTTGCTCAAACCCTTGGTCGTTCTGCATCTCCTGCTGAAGCAGCAGATTTTGCTAAGAAATATCAAGACCTTGTTTTGTCTTATGGCAATGCAAAAGTTGATGCTAAGAAAGCAGCAGCATTTAATGCCCCTGCTAATCCAATTCAATTTGACCAAACGGGTCAAGCACCAACAGCAATTAAAAGTACGCAAGCTGGAATCAACGCAGTTGAGGAACCACCTACTGCAAGCATCGCTGCTTCTAATTATGCAGCGCAACAGAATCCTACGGCAGCATCAGCACAAGCAGCAGCTGATGGTTTAAGTCAATTTATGTCAATGTTGAAAGGCGCGTAATGGCAACGAACAGTAAGATTTATGCAGCAAAACCAAAGGTAACTGCTGGAACAGTATCGGCTTCTCAAATTGCTAAGGTTTCTACGAATGTTAAATTTGATCCAGCAACTCAAACTTATCTTGAACAGAACTTTGGTTCTGTAGCAGCTTGGTATAACAATCCTTCTATTGGTCCAGTCCTTAAAGCAGCACTTGTCGCTGGACCCAAAGGAACTGCGCTTCAAGGCCAGGCTTATGTAGATTTCATTCATAGCCACGCAGTAAATGCCAATGGTGATGTTATCCAAGATCCAGCAAATTCATGGTGGAATAACAATGCTAAAAGTATCCGTGATGCACAGGCTCAAAAGATTAATGACCCTGCCACTTATGATGCTGGAGTCAAGGGTATTCTTGATTCAGCAGTCACTCCAATTATTAATGAACTTGGATTGCAACTTTCACCTGACTCACTTAAAAAAGTTGCTGAAGATGCCTATACAAATGGCTGGACTTCTACTGACCAAATAAAGGCAGCAGTTCAAGCCCAATACCATTATGATCCAAATGCAAAAATTCCTGGTGGAACATTAGGCAAAACAATCAGCGATATGGCTGCCATTGCTAGTAACTATGGAATCCCACTTCCAAAAGACACTAATCAAATGGAGTCTTTCATTAAAGGAATCATTGCGCCAGGAAATCAAAACCCTGCCCTTGGTGGTAACGCTGAACAACTTTTTACTCAATACGCAAAAGACCAAGCAAAGGCTCTCTATCCTTGGATGAGCGCAGCCATTGATGCCGGTATCGCACCTAAAACTTATCTCCAACCATTTGCCACAAACATTGCCAATACTCTTGATATAACTCCAGACCAAGTTAATTGGCAAGACCCTAAATGGCAAAGCCTTCTAGTTAAAACTGATCCAGGAAAACCTGGTCTTACAACCCAAGCAAATATGTCAGATGTTATTAACAAAATTAAGACTGACCCACAGTACGGGTATGATTACACCAATCAGGCAAAGAGTGAAGCCGCAAATCTCGCTAGTCAAATTAAACAAATGTTTGGATTCTAAGGAGACAATATGCCATTTGACCCAGGGACAGTAGCGGCAACGCCAGCACCATTAAGTTCTTATACGCAACAGACTGGTCGTTCATTGCCAACTGGAATTACTTCAGCTCCGGCAACAACTACTTCTGCCAATCTTCCTGCTGGAAGTGTGGACTCATTTGCTATCCCAACTACTACTGGAAGTAGCACAACTAACAATCCACCACCACCAGTTGTAGCACCCGTAACCACGCCAAAAGTAGTTCAGAATTCTTTTCAAAATGCTGATGGAACTATTACTCTTGTTTATACTGACGGGTCAACTGCTATTACGGGTACTGCAAAACCTGCTACAACTACAATAAATCCCGCAGATACTTCTGCAATTAACTCTATCGGAGATATTTTAACTTCAGTTGGCTTAAACACCCTTGCCAATACTGCCTATGCTCAACTCAAGGCTGGCGTTCCAGCATCACAAATCATCAATGATATTCGCAATAGCCCTGATTACACTAAGCGTTTCCCAGGAATGGCTGCTCTTGCTGCCCGTGGAAACCGTATTACTGAAGCTGACTATATTGCCAAAGAACAGGCTGATATTGCCCTACTTAAGCAATATAACATTCCAGCAGGAACATTTGATACAACGGATTATTTGGGCAAATTGATTTCCAATAACATAACTGCCCCTGACCTACAAGCCCGTTTACAAGCCGCACAAGACTCTGTGAACTCTTTAGACCCAAGTGTCCTTAAATATGCTAAGGATACCTATGGACTAGGCTCAGGGAGCCTTGCAGCGTGGGCGCTTGATCCAACTGCTTCACTTCCAGTTATTCAACAGCAAGCCAAGGCTATGCAAATTGGTGGTGCTGCCCTAGAATCAGGATATATGGGCGGTCTAGGAGCCAATGGTGAACTAAGCACAACGCAAGCAGAACAACTTGCTAATGCAAATGTGACCCAAGCAGCAGCACTTCAGGGCTTTAATAACCTTGGGCAAATGGGTCAATATCAAACTCAGTTGCCAGGAGATGTGACACAAGCCCTTACAAGTCAGCAACTTATCAATGCTCAGTTTGGGCTTAATGCTCAAGATACTTTGGCTTTCAATAAAGCAAAGCAACAGAAACTTTCTGAGTATCAACAAGGTGGCGCATACATGGCTGGTCAGGCAGGAGTCTCTGGCTTAGGAGTAGCCAACTCCGCTTCCTAATTGCTTTTTAGTTAGACATTCTGTACTCTTTTGTCTATAGGTCCTATTGTGTTGGCAGTCTCCAAGTCGTCTGCCTGAGACCTCAAGACTTGAAGAGGTTCGCCCCGTTGATGGCTTCACGGTGTCGTATCTGGTTTCGACCAAACAAACAATCAGCCCCGCCGTACCGCTATTCCTAGCAGGTGCGCGAAACGGAAATGGATACAGCAATGAGCGAATACGATTTTGATAATGAAGATATAGATACAACCATAGAAGATGAATCAGGAGAACCTTCAAAAGATTCTCGTCAATTTGTCCGTAAGTTAGAGCAAGAAGCGAAGGCTGGCAAGGCTGCCAAAAGAGAGGCTGATGAAGCCAAACTTGAAGCATCAAATGCAAAGCGCGAACTTGCTTTTATGAAGGCAGGAATTGACTTGGAATCTCCAACAGGTAAGTTGTTTGCGAAAGCATACGACGGAGAAACAACCTTAGAAGCAGTACGAGCCGCTGCCGGTGAATATGGGTTAATCCCAACTTCACAGACAGATGAAGTGAAGAACGATTTAGATGCTTTGAATCGTGTTGCACAGGCTTCTGCTGGATCAACAGGTGCGATTGCTCCAACTGCTCTTGATGCTATTCGTGGAGCGGCTGACCCCGCTGCTGTACTCAAAGTTCTTCAGGACAATGGGATCGCTATTTCAAATGACCAACCTGGCGCGTGGGTTTCACTCGTCTAACTTATAGCGAAAAGAGATAGAACATGGCATTAACACAAGTCAGTTCGCTTGACCTCTCCAAGGCTGCGTATGAGATGCTTGCATATTATGCGCTTCGCCCAGAGCTTTACTACGATTCACTCGTAGAAATTAAGTCAACGAACGCTACAAACCGAGGTACTTCAGTTACCTTCACAATCGCTTCAGATCTTGCTGAAGCATCAACAGCACTTACAGAAACTTCAGATGTTACTCCAGTAGCAATGGCAGATTCTTATGTGACTGTTACACCTCTTGAATACGGTAACGCCGTTCAGCTTACTTCTAAGCTCGGTGCTACAGCGTTCATGGAAGTTAACCCAATCGCTGCAAACGTAGTCGGCTGGAACGCTGGTATCTCAACAGATGCTATCGCTCGTACCGCTGCTGGTTCAGGAACAAACGTTGCATACTCAGCAGGTTCAACCCGCGCTGGTCTTGCAAAGTCAAACACACTCTCAGGTAACGATGTTCGTAAGGCAGTTGCTTCACTTCGTAAGAACAATGTTGCTACATTCAATGGTATGTACAAGGGTCTAATTCACCCTGACGTTTCATACGATTTCCGTGGCGCAACAGGTGGAACTAACTGGTCTGACCCACACGTTTACTCAGATCCATCAGGTATCTACAATGGCGTAATTGGTAACTTCCAGGGCGTTCAGTTCATGGAAACACCACGCGCACCATTCTTCTCTGACGGTGGTTTGAACACATTCACAATCTCAACGATTGCTGTTTCAGGTAACGTCGCAACATTGACAACCTCTGCTGCTCATGGACTTGCAGTTGGCGATACACTCACCATCTCAGGTGCTACAGCAACATCAGGTACAGGTTCAACTTCACAGGTTGGCTTTAACCGTCAGTTCACAGTTGCAACTGTTCCTCTTACAACAACTGTTACAGTTGACGTAACTGGTCTATCAAATGTAAACCCAGGAACAGCATTGACACTTGCTGTCAACTCTGTTGACGTTTATGGAACTCTCGTAATGGGTCGCCAAGCACTTGCTAAGGCGTTCTCAACAGGTGGCGGATACGGCGAACAAGCTGTTATCGTTGACGTTCCTGTTATTGATACATTGCGTCGTTTCACAGGTATTGGTTGGAAGCACTTCGTCGGATATGCACCATTCCGTCAAGCTGCTCTTTACCGCATTGAGTCTGGTTCTTCAATCGGTCAATAACCAATAAGTTAGGGGGGTGAGATGCTTATACCTTTCTCATCTCATCCCCCGCTTTACCTTTAAGGAGTAGCAATGGCAATCTTGTTTACACCCCCATCAAGAGTGATGGTTCCGGTGGTGACTCCGAATGTTCCTAAAGAACAGCAACGCCCATTTGCCTATTTCAAACCGTCTATCCCACGCGGTATAAATGTATGGGTTGATACAAATAACTTAGTCTCTGAGACTCAACCGCCCCTATGGGAAGCGCGTACCGTAACTGATGCCGATGGCAATATCCTTAGCATCACCCCTGGCGTTAAACAAGTTTATTATGGTGGTCGTACTTACACGATTACGCAAAGCGAGAAGGATGTACTTGTCGCAGCAGGATATAGTGAGAATATCGTTGGCTGATACAATCGCCTAATGAGAGAGGGAGATGCAATGGAGATAAACCACAACGACCACCGTTACTCAGGTGAATTTGTCGAGGGTTGTTTCGTCTGCAAAATCTCTACTATTTCTTTTGGAACAGGAACGATGCCTACACGCCATCCTGGATCCGCGCAAGTAGAAGCCCGTGAGAAGCGTTGGGCAAAAGATATGCCAGCCTACAAGCGCCTTCGTCAGCAAGGTTTGCAACCTAAGACTATTGATGGTGCAGCACATATCGAAGCAAAGGCTGAGACAAGATTTGAAGTTGAAAGTGGTCAGGTTCTTCCTGGTCAAGCAAAGAAAATTGAAACTGCCGTGAGCGCGATTGAGTCCATTACGGGCAAGAGCGTTTATAGCCCTGACACGACTCCGGTGAATCTATGACAATAGGAAATGATTGGCTCGCACAAACTCGCTCATACTTAATGAGTGGTTATGCAGAGAACCGCAACAAGTTGGCTGCCGCTTACACCAAGGGTGGTACAACTCTTACTTTCAAATATCCGCTAGAAGGAATCCGAGCTGGTTCGCGTTTGTCCCTTGGCACAAATACTTTCTATGTATGGTCAGTTAATGGTTTAACTGCTGAAGTTTCTGCTGGTGAAGATGCATCAACTGATGCAAGTGCGCCTATTGGTTCACTCGTTCGTGTTGCACCACGCTTTACTGATGATGAGATTTGGAAGCAGTTGGCTAATGACCTTGCTGACCTTTCATCACCTGCTAATGGTTTGTTTGCTATTAACGATGTTGACCTTACTTACAATGCAACTATCAATGGCTATGACCTTGGACCTGTTGCCGATCAACTTCTTTCTATCTATGAAGTTAAGTACCTTACCCCTGGACCACAACTTGATAATCCACGCATCAAGACAAATGGATACCGTCTAAACCGCAATGCTATTTCTACACAGTTCCCATCAGGAATTTCTATGCAAATGTTTGAACCTGCCTACCCTGGTTACAATGTTCGTGTTGTCTATCGTTCTGGATTTGTTATGCCAAGCACACCACTTGCCAATGTTTCCTCAACTGGACTTCTTCAATCGGCTTATGATTTGCCACCAATCGGTGCTGCAATTCGTTTGATGGAAGGTAGAGAAATCAAGCGTAACTTCACAGAAGGTCAGGGAGATACTCGTCGTGCTGGTGAAACACCACCAGGAGCAGTTCTCCAATCCTCACGCGGTTTGATGCAAATGAGAGCATCTCGTATTACAGCAGAAGCAGCGAAACTGGAAGCACTCTATCCAAACTTTAGGTCGTAATCGTGACTGAGAAAATTATCAAATATGACTCACCCATTTATGACCCATCACCAGCGTTCTTCGCAGGTACAGCAACTTCAGGATTAACTCCCTGGCCTTTCCCTATTTCTCTCGGTGGTCACTACTACGGAGTGCAATGGGATTCAACAGCCATCGGTGTATGGGGAGCAAAGTTCAAGCGTACCTCTTTGCCATTACTTCGTACACAGGCAGATAATTCCAATACTCCAGGTGAGCAATCAATTTCCCCTGAACAGTTCTGGCGCAGAAGCCAAGACACTTGGCAGTTTGGTCAAGGTCAGGTTCACTTAGACCGTTCTAACTCTGAGATTCGTCGCTATAACTACAGCAACGGAATTGATCCTTGGACTCCGTGGCAACTTAAACTTCTCAATGATGTGACCAATGTTTACTCAACAAGCAATACCGGACTTCATTGTCAGACTGTTGGTTCTTATGTTTATATCATTGACGGTGGAACTGTTAAGTTCTCAAGTGGCGCTTTGTCCTCATGGACAACAATCACTCCATCAGGTTCCCCATCAGGGGCAGTAGATTTTACAACTGATGGTTACAACATTTGGTGTGCGCGTGGAACTAGCGGAGTTTATTCAGCAACAATAGCTGGAACTACTTCTGCTTC